CAGAAGGCCCTGACCGATCAGAACAACGATACCTGGAAGCACAAGTTCGATGTTTTGGACGGGAAGATGAAAAAGCAGGGGCCTGAGCAGGCGAAGCGGATCAAGGATCTCGAAGCTGAACTGGAAGCGGCAAAGACCGGGAAGCCTGCAACAGGAGAAGAAAAGCCGCAGACAACAACCGTAACCGAGTCTGACAAGAAGCGCGGAGAGTCATGGGGGGTTGACCCCGATGAGATCGCCAGTTTCAGGAAAGACATCGTAGATCAAATTATGGCCAGCATCCCCAATGCTGAAAAGACGAACAAACTTCCGGAAGGTGAAGAACCTCCGGCAGAACAGAAAGCAGATGAACAGCCGCCGCAGGATCAGGCAAAGAAAGCCTTCCTGACGCTGGTGGATGTGAAGGCCCGGGGATGGCAGGAAATCAGGCAGAAACCGGAATTCGCGGCCTTCTGCAATACAAGGCCCGGTGGTCAGTTTGGCCCGACCTATCTGGACTACCTGAAGGAAGCAGCCCAGACGCTCGATGCCGATACAACGGCCAGAGTTTACAACGACTTCATGAAGACCGTGAAGCCCGGACCAGAAGCACCAAAGAAGCCAAGCAGGGAAGCCGCAGACTCCCGCAGTAAGGGGGGCGACGGGATTCCCGTAGCAAAAGAAATTTGGACACCGGAGAAAATAAACCAATTCAACACCGATATCAGCTCAGGAAAGATCAAGCGGGATTCGCCCGAGTATAAAAAGCTCAAGGCGAGTTACGACAACTGGGTTGGAAACATCAACGTGGCTGGATAGTTTATGACCCTCCGGGAAAAGACAAACATACGGAGGAATACCACCATGTACGACGTAATTGCAATCTGTCTCATCCTTGCGTTCATCGCAGGGTTCATGCTGACATTCGGCTCGAAACTGACCCGGATGAATCAGATCGGTGCCATCGGTACGGCCGGAAGCTACCCCGATTATTCATCGGCTGGCCTCAACAAGCTGATCCCCATGATGTTCGCTCTGGAATCCCGGGAGAACCTTTACGGTCGCCTGGTCCTGAATGACATCACTAACACCCGCTTTACCAAAGAGATCGCAAACGTCGGCGATACTGTTCAGATCCCGACCGATCCTACCACAAACGGTTTCAACTATAAGAAGGGCATGTTGATTCCGCTAGAGTACCTTGAATCTCCGGCAATCACCTACACGGTTGACTACGCCTGGGGCTTCAACTTCGCCGTTGACGACATCGACCAGAAGCAGGAAGCGATCAAGGACTGGCTTTCCCGCTACGGTGCCATTGCTGCCAAGGATGCCAAGGTCAACATAGAGACCAAGCTCCTCGGCTCGATCTATGCCGATGCCTCCACCTCGACCAGCGGCTTGACCGCGGGCAAAGACGGTGACATCAACCTCGGCGTGACCGGTACCCCCGTGGCCCTGACGGCCACAACTGTAACGGATTTCATCGCTGACTGCGCTCAGACCCTGACCGACAACAACGTCCCCGAGGAAGACCGCTGGATGGTCATTCCGTCCTTCATGAACACCCTGCTCATGAAGTCGGAGTACAAGGATGCTGCCGGTATGGGTACGGACAAGTCCGCCATGCTGAAGGGCCGCGCGGCTCTCCTGCCGATCCACGGTTTCACCATGTATGTCTCGAACTACCTGACCAAGGATGCAGGTACGGCGAACTATCACTCGCTCTTCGGTCACAAGATGGCCGTCTCCTTCGTCTCGCAGATGACCAAGGTTGAGAAGTATCGTCCCCCGCAGGCGTTCTGTGACGCCATGAAGGGCCTGACCGTCTACGGTTACAAGACCATTCAGCCCCTGGCGGTCGGTACGGGATGTGTCAAGAAAGGGTAGTAAGTAGTGGAAAGGTAGTCGAATAAGTTCAATCCGGCCCCGCTGGGGCCTTTATATCGGAGGTTCTTAACATGGCAACTATCGACAAAACAGGCAGTGGCGCTCTCCTGGGCGTAACGCCCCTCACGGGTCTGGGAAAGACCTATGTTATCAAGAAGGTTCTCGATCTGACCGGTGGCGCTGTCACCGGTGGCGATGTCTACCAGATGCTCGCTATCCCGGCACAGACCAAGGTGGTCGAGGTCGGGACCCGCATTCTCGTTCCGGCAGTTGGTACGACCCTCACCATGAACGTCGGTGACGGCGGCGCAACGAACGGCTGGGATGCTTCGGTGGATGGCAAAGCTGTGGCAGGCACCAATTCCATCGCCGCAAACGGCACCGATGCCCGCGCAGTGGCAACCAGCAACGGCTACCTCTATGAGGCTGCCGACAGCATCGACATCGTGATGACCACGGCAACGGGGATCACCGCTGGCCCCAAGCTCCTGATCTTTGCAACCTGCATCGATTACAGCTAGGCAAAGAAGTCCAATCCCACACGGCGGGCTTCGGCCCGCCGGATCTCGAAGTCGGAGTACAGGAGGATACCAATGAAGTTTCTTGAAAAACTGAGGGTCGGCCAGTTGACCCTTAAAACCCCGGCCAATGGCGATGCCATGATCCGAGTTGAAACAAGAGGCGGTTCTAAAGCCGCAATCTTGCCCGTTGCAACCGATGACTACAGCTTTCTGGTAGCCGGCGGCTTTACTGCATTGACCGGCAGCGCCACACAGTCCATTCCATTCATCGGTTTCAATGCCAGCGACATCGCGTTTGCCAGGATGCAGACCACAGATGATACCGATACCCTGAGTTCGGTGATTGCCGCAGCAGGCAAGGTCACGGTCGTCCAGTCCGCCGATCCGCTTGCGGCACACAAGTACGACTTCTGCGTCTTGAGACAGGGCGCGATTCCCTCGTACCGCATTTATGCTTCAGGCTCGTTCACAACCGCCGGTGGTGATGCCAACGAAGCCATTACCGTTGCCGGACTCCTGGCGTCGGATGTTGTGGTCACACAGTTGCATACCAAGGGCGCGTCTCCTCAGACCATCGTCACGGCTATTGCCGCGGCAGGTCAGATCAACGTCGTCATGTCTGCCGACCCTTCCACGGACCACATTATCAAGTATTTCGTGCTCCGGTCAAACTGCCTTGCCCCCACGCATTATGTATTCGCGTGCGGTTCTTCGGATGCCGTCACGGGCAGCGCGAACCAGACCATTACGGTCACGGGCTGCAAAGCCACGGATACCGCGTTTGTCTTGTATAACACGACAGACGATGCAGATACGATCGTGACTGCTCAGGCTGCGGCCGGACAGATCAACGTCGTCGCATCCGCCGATCCTCTGGCAGCGCACAAGTTCACCTATATCGTCGTTCGGGCGATATAAGCTGCTCACGTAGGTAGGTCTACAGGGCCGGTCCTGTGTGACGGCCCTGTTTTTTAAGAAAGAGCGGAGATTACATGAACCTACAAGGAATCCTGAATCTGGCGCACAAGCGGCTTTTTGATGAAAAAGGTGTTGACGCGAAAAGGCTGTTTGCCGACTGGGAACTCGTCTCCTATGCAGATGATGCGGAAAAGGAAATTGCCCGGGAACTTGAATGTCTTCGGGATACTGACACCATAGGATACCTGACTCTCGCAGGCTCTGACGGCCAGATCAACAGCGTTTCCGTGTCCACGATCGTCATTACGTCGGCAGCTGTCCCTTTTGCATCAAACCTCTTCACCACTGCGGCCAATCTTGCCGCGAACATCAACGCCTATACCTCAGAACCGAATTACCGCGCCGTTGCACGTGGAGCTCTGGTAATCATCAAAGCCATACCGAATACCGGGTTTCCGGCAGGTGGCTACAGTCTCACCGCCTCGACTACCACCATGACGGCCGCAGCGACCGATCTCCCAGGACTCTGCCGGCAGGTCGTCTCCATAGGGCAAAGATACCTTCCGCTTGACAGCCGGATCCTGAGAATTACACGCTTCAAACCCAGCGCACAAGCCCGTCCGATCACGCTTACCACGAGAGAATATATGGACGACATGTTTCCCATTTGGGAGACATACGCGAATGGCACGATCACCTATGGCATTCCCGAATATGAAAGCAATGAACTCATTATTTCTTCTCCATCCGATGCCGTAGAGATGATCGAACAGAGCGTAATCAGGCTTCCCTTGGTGGACCTGAGTATAGCCACCCTCGAAGCGCCTCCGGAAATCGCGGCAAAGTATCACGACGCGATGGTTGAATGGATCATGGGCAAGGCATACACGAAGCGCGATGTCCTTGAAACCTTTGACCCTGGCCGTTCAGCAATGCATATGAACGAATTCAACCGCAGGATGGCAGAATGGAAAAAACAGGCAATTTGGGCGTCTCCGGGGCAACAGGTAAATTCAATTCCTCCGGGGCTGATGTAAAAAAATATCGCTGTAAAATCTGTTCTCAGTGGCGAGAGGGCATATTCAAGGATAACGCTCTATGGTGTGAATGCTGCGGATGGTTTATGAGAAATTCATCCGACATAAGCCAATTAAAAGGAGGACAAAACAGATGGCAAAACCCAGGGGAATGAAATTAATCGCATTACCCATGTTGCTTGTGATCGCGTTGTTGATTGCCGTGCTGTGTATCGGCATCGTCCAGGCAGCTGACGTTGTTTTAGGTATAACTGCCCCGACAAACTACGCCCCGACACCGCCTGCTACAGTCGGGTTGCCGCTTCCCTTGTCTGACATTGCAGGGTACACCTTTTACTACGGCAAGACGCCTGCGTTCGGGCAGTCCGTCTACGTTCCGATTACTCTTGCATGGCCCAGTATGTCGAATATGACATACACCGTCACCGGTCTGGGAGCAGGAGACTGGTACTTCGGGGTCACTATGACCGACATTATGGGCGACATGAGCGGAACATCGAATGTCGTCAATAAACCAATTCACATCACCCCGGGCGCACCAACGGGGTTAATTATTAAGGGGGTGGTCAACTATGTATAGATACGAGAGTCTTCCTGAGATCGACAACTTGGAGTCGTACAAGCAAGGACATTCCTTCACCAGCCTTTTGATCGCGTGCATCCTGACCGCGTTTCTTGCATGGTCATTCTATGGTTGCTCCGGTGGAGGTTCGTCGTCCCCCACGGCACCTGTTGTCCAGAACACGGGGACACAAGAAGTCACGACGATGCAGTGGCAGGCAGCAGTCTCTGACGGCACCGCTGGCGCGGTCAGAGGTTACGATGTTTACTGCGCCAGTGATCCCGGATACCTTGCAACTCAAATGCTTGATGTGGGGAATGTCACTTCGGTCACACTTCAGTCCATCCCTGCGATCAATTCAGATGGTATCTGGTACTGTTCGGTCGCTCCCTATGACGATCATATGCAGTACGATCGTCAGGGTGAGGCCCCAGTGACCCGCCGGGACGGAAAATTTTACAAATAGGAAGATTGCATGAAACATAAAATTGTCAAAGACCCTGTTTTCAGAAGTGCCGTGCTGTTCTACCAATGCCTAGACGGGAAAGAAGCCACGAAGCACATAAGGAAGATGTACTCCGCGAAGACGGACTGTAGCGATATCACTAATACAAGTTTCGACGGATTCGCTGGGACTTGCATAGAGTTGTTCAATACGAAGACTGGATTGACAGACTGGTTCGTCTGGATAAGAGATAAGAACGACTGGAAGACGATGGTACACGAAGCCTCACACTTGACGTTCAGGGTGTTGGACAAGAGAGGCGTGAAGTACAACAGCGACAACGACGAGACTTGGTGCTACCTGCACGAGTTCTTCATAA